GTAGCCGTTATGCCAGCAGTAGAAGGCGAACTATCCAAAATAATTGACCGCGTATCTGTCAAAATGAACGTAGCTCTAAAGATTGAATACAAATAATGGCCCTTAATATACCTATTCTCTCGAGCCTAGACGCCAAAGGTTTTGAGAAGGCACAGCGCCAATTTGAGATGCTGCAAACCACGTCGGCTAAAACGGGTTTCATAATGAAAAAAGCTTTTTTGCCGGCTGTAGCAGCGCTTAGCGGTTTAGCTGCAATCGGTGTTAAAAGCGCCAAAATGGCTAGCGACCTAAACGAGGAGACAAGCAAAACCGGCATAATTTTTGGCGACGCGTCGGCGTCCGTAGTTGAATTTTCCAAGTCAGCTGCAAAATCATTGGGACAATCAGAAACCGAAGCGCTAAAAGCTGCCGGCACATTTGGCGTATTAGGACAAGCCGCAGGCCTAACGGGCACCGATCTAAAAGATATGGCGCTGCAATTTACAACGCTTGCAACCGACCTAGCATCGTTTAACAACACAAGCCCCGAGGACGCGGTACTAGCTTTAGGCGCTGGCTTACGAGGCGAGGCAGAGCCTTTACGCCGTTACGGCATTTTGCTAGACGATGCAACGCTACGCCAAAAGGCTTTAGCGCTAGGGCTAGTGAAAACAACTAAAGAGGCTTTAAGCCCGCAAAATAAAAGCCTTGCCGCGCAGGCCGTGATCCTTGAAAAGTCATCGCTACAGCAGGGCAACTTTGCTTTAACGTCTCAAGACGCAGCTAATCAGCAGCGCATAATGGCAGCCGAAGTTAAAAACGCACAGATAAACATAGGTAAAGGCTTTTTGCCGGTCATGGTTACAGCTACCGGGCTGTTATCGGTCTTTGCTAATTTGGCTGGCCGTAACGCCACGTTAATAACTACTTTAGCTTTTGCTATTGGCGCTTTAAGTGCAGCAGTTACTTTAGCCAATGTGGCTATGAAGGCCTTTAAGGGCATAGCTGTTATAACTACAGCCGTAAACTACGCACTATCGACGTCGTTTACAGCGGTACAAGTAGCAACTGGCATAGGAATAATAACCGCGCTAGCCGGCGTAGCTGCATTTATAAAGATTAAAGACAGCATGAACGCTGCTAAAGGCGCTGCCGTTGGCTACGGCGACGCGCTGCTACCGGTCATCGCAAACCAAAAGCAACTAAACGAGTTTGTAGGCCCTGTAGCCTCTCGAGATTTTGACACGTTTACAAGAGCAGCACGAACAGCCGCGGCAGCCGCAGGCGTCTTAGAGATACAGCAAGAAAAGGCAAAAGCGGCAGCCCAAAAACTAGCGGCCGAATTAAAGACACTTAAAGACGCGTTACGCGACAACCTTAAAAAAGCTTTAGACAACGCCAACGCCGTACTAGATAAAGCAACCACTAAATTTAACGATTTTGCTACCGCAGTATCAGACGCCGTAACTTCGTCGTTTTCATTTGGCGACGCGCAGCAAACCGTAGCCGACAACGTTAAAGCTGTAGCCGATGCATCGTCAGAAGTAGCTATAGCTCAACTAGCTGTAAATAAAGCCATAGCCGCCAGCGACACCGAAGGGCTTACAGCCGCTTACGAGGATCTAGCTACAGCTAATCAGAAACTAACCGACGCAAAATCAGGCCCCGCCACATTTTTAGACAGCTTGACCGTACAAGCCAATAAAGCTAAAGATTTTGGCGTACTAATTAACCGTCTACTAGCTGCACAAATAAGCCCGGCAGCCCTACAGCAAGTACTAGCCGCAGGCGTAGACGGCGGCACAGCCATAGCTAACGAGCTACTAGGCACCGCCGGCGCGGTCTTACAAGCCAACGCCCTAACAGCCGAAGTACAGACCCTCGCCGACACAGTAGCGGCCAACAGCGCCACACAGTTTTACGCAGCTGGCGTACTAGCCGGCACAAATTTAGTAGCCGGTATCGAGTCGGTCGTAGCAACCTACAAAATTAAACTAGGCAAAACCAAAACCGCTAAAGGCGTAGCCAAACTAGAAAAGAGTTTTACAGGCGACGTAAACAGTGTTCTAGCCGGGCTTAATTTCAGCATGGGTACCCTTATGGCCGAAGGCGGCATAGTCACCCGGGCGACGTCAATTATTGCGGGCGAAGCCGGCCCCGAAGCAATTATACCGCTAAGCAAAATGGGCAATATGGGCGGCGGGGATATAAACATAACCGTACAAGCCGGCGTAGTTTCATCGCCCGATCAAGTTGGCCAGCAAATTATAGAGCTAATACAAAAAGCGCAACGCCGTAGCGGCGCAGTATTTGCGCCAGCATGACCACGCCCGTAACTACCGTTAGCGTTGGGTTTCCAACTAGCACAGGGTTTGGCAACGCCCTACAACTAGACGGCCTAAACATTGCTCGCAACCAACTAGACACCGGAATACTAGGCGGCATAGCGTTTGCCGATTTAACTAGCCTTGTCGAGTCTGTAACGATTACACGCGGCCGCAACCGCCAACTAGACCAATTTAACGCCGGTACCGCTACCGTTGTTTTTAACAACTCAAGCCGAATACTAGACCCGCTAAACCAAAGTAGCCCCTACTGGCAAGGTGCCCCATACAACACCACCGGCGTACTACCACGTTGCCCCATAACAATTAGCAGCAACGGAATACCGATTTACACCGGGCTTGTTACCGATTGGAATTTGAGCTACGACATACAACCAAACGGCGACCGCATGTACGCGCAATGTTCCGACGTATTTACAGTCTTAGCCAATCAAGCCTTAAACGCTGTTACGCCGCCAGCGCACGAGCTATCTAGCGATCGGATAAACACGGTACTTAATTACCCGGAGATTGACTATCAAGGCGCACGATCTATAGGTACTGGCTCAAGCTATTTAGGCGCTTATGCAATCTCGCAAGACACCGAAGTACTTAACTACCTACAGCAGGTAACGACGAGCGAACAAGGGTATTTCTTTGTGGCCGCAAACGGCACCCTAACTTTTAAGGGCCGTAGCAGCGTTCTAAACCCAACAGCCGGGGCCACGTTTAATACAACCGGTACGGCTTTGCCATTCCAAAGTATTGAAAACCTTTTCGGGGACGAATTATTATATAACTACATAATTACCGAAAGCCCCGCCGGGGCGGTACAAACCACAAGTAACGCAACGTCTATAGCAGCTTTTCAAACGCAACAATACGCGATAACAAACCTTCTAAACGACACGGTTACAGAGGTAGCGGCAATAGGTAACTACCTACTTGGTAAGTATCAAAACCCCGTTTTACGGTTTACTGGCATATCAAACGAGCTAAGCGCCCTATCGACCGCAAACCAAAATATTTGTTTATCTCTCGATCTAACAAGCATCGCAACCGTAGTTATGGCATACACAACGGGTACGCCGGCTACTGTCTCGCAAACCCTTATAGTTTCGGGCGTTTCGCACAGTATCACCCCCTCTAGTCATTTAATCTCTTACAATTTTGAGAGTACGGACGGAAATCAATATATGACATTAGATAACGCCATATTTGGCACACTCGATAACAACCTTCTAAGTTTCTAAAGGATACAAAAATGGCAACACCAACAAACTTACCGGCAGCTGCAGTATCGGGCGATATTCTTACCGCTGCATACGTTAATGATTTAAGAGGGGCATTTAGGATTTTGCAGGTAGTAACAACTACCAAAACAGACACATTCACAACCGCTAGCGCAACCTTTGTAGACGTTACCGATTTGTCTGTAACAATTACCCCGCAATCAACAACAAACAAAATTCTAGTTTTTGCTACCGTGTCTGCTAACGCCGACAGCGCAAATATCTATAGCCTTAACTTGTTAAGAGGCGCTACAAACATTGCGCAACCCGGCGCCGGGGCGAATAAAGCCACCATACAAGGTATTCAACAAACAGCACAACAAACCGAAACGATTATATTTCTTGACAGCCCTGCCAGCATTGCCGCACAAACATACAAAATCCAAGCAAAAACTAACGGCGGGAACTTTTACATAAACAGGGCGTCCGCGGCAGCAGATTTTACATCTGTTTCAAGCATCACCGTGTTAGAAATAAGCGCATGACCATTGCAAACCCGCCTAAAGCCTTAATTTTATTGGTTGCTTTACTGTGTATAACCGTGTTAGTAGGCATAGGCAAAGTAACAACCGAAGCCGGGCTACCGATTATTTCGGCAATAGTTTTTTACGGCATCGGTAACGGCGTAGGTGCTAAAATGGGCCAGCAATCACCCAAAATATTTGAGCAGAAACCACCTACAGAATGAAACCAACCACAGTAATTGCCCGCATTGCCGCCGTTTTTGGTACGTCTGCCCTATCAGCCTTAGCAGGCGGCGCAATACTTGGCGTAGATCTAGGTAAAGCTGCCGGCATGGCTGGCTTTATGGCCGCTGCATCGGTGCTTGAACGTGTACTACGCGCATACTACGAGGACGGCGTACTAACAAAAGACGAGTTAGACAACGCCATAGGCGGCAAAAAGTGACCGCACCAAAAGTGTACCCATACAAAAAAATGGTGCTACCCGCGGAAATAGCCAAAGTTGGCAACGGTAATTTAACGCCAGCAATGCTAAAAAAAGTCAAGACAGGCGGCGAGATGTGGACAGGCGCGGCAGCAGCATTTAATAAGCTTTACACTGATTGCCTTGCTGCCGGTTTCAAGTTACGCAACGTGGGAGATTACCGACCATTTGACCGACAGCTAGCAATGTTTAACGACCGCTACAGCCTTAAAGATTTAGGCCGCAAACCACAAATAACACGCAAATACGAGGGTAAAACTTGGTACTTAAAACCGGGCAAATCACCTAGCGGCGTACCCGGTACTTCTAACCACGGCTACGGCCTTGCTATCGACATTGGGTACGACAAAGACGGCGCGTTAGTTTCTATGGGCGGTAAATGTTTTGATTGGCTATGCGCCAACGCCCCTACCTACGGTTTCTATTTACAAGGATCAGACCCGAAATCGCCCGAGTTTGAGGCGTGGCATTGGCAGTACGTTTGCGGCGACAAACCCCCGGCAGTAATGACAAAAGCCTAGCCCGTAAGGGTTTTAGAGCATTG